CGTCGTAGCCGATCACCGTGTTGTTGCTGCCGGTCGTGAGCGAGTCGCCGGCCTGCATGCCGACGGCGGTGTTGTTTGCGCCAGAGGTCAGCGCCCCCAGTGCCGACGCGCCCACCGCCGTGTTGTTGCTGGTGGTGGCCGCATCCAGCGCAGTCCACCCGATGGCAACGTTATACGCGCCCGTGACCACCAGCAGAGCCGCATCCTTGCCCACCGCAGTGTTGCCGGTGCCGCTGGTATTTGCCCCCAGCGCCGAGCGGCCTACGGCCACGGCATCGCTGCCGGTGTAGGCGTCCAGCGCCGCGTAGCCCACCGCCACGTTGTCCGCTCCCGTGGACACCAGCAACAGCGCATCGCTGCCCAGCGCCGTGTTTCCTGCGCCCGTCGTTGCCGCGTTCAACGCTCGGTATCCCGCGCCAGTGTTGTAGTTCGCAGTCGTAGCCGCCGACAGCGAATCGTAGCCCACGGCCACGTTGTAATCACCGCTGGTGTTGGCATCCAGCGCCTGCGAACCGACCGCAGTATTCTGAAAGCCGTCAGTGTTTGACGTCAGGGCGTTGTACCCAACGGCAACGTTGTTTGACCCCGTGGTATTGCTGTCCAGCGCCGTGTCGCCCACGGCAATGTTGGTGGCAATGCTGCCGGCACCCAACCCCACGGCAACACCGACTTCCTTGGTCAAGTCAAACGCCGCGTAAATGTTGTCGTCGGTCTTGATCGTGACGTTGAGAGCCGTTTCCAGCACGAACTTGTACGACGAGCCCGCCGTCAGCCAGATTTGCGCGGGCGTCCTGCCGGCGCTGTCCAGCACGATGGGGTTGGCGTTGGCCGTCAGCCCGGTCGAACTGGTGTACGTCGCCGCAGGCGTAGTCGTGCCGGCAGCGTAGGTGTAGATCAGCCCCCCGGCCAACGGGTTGCCGTTGTTGTCGAAGAACTGGGCGCCTGCGCCTGCGTAGGGGGAAAGCGAAACGCTCATGATGCTCTCACTGTTGAATCTGGCTCACCGCCAGCACGACGGCAGGGGCTGCTGGGGCAAACGCAGTGGCTGCGACATTATCCACCGTGATGGCCGTATCGTTTGCGGCGAACATGATCTCGATGCGGTCGTTTGCCGCCAGCGAGAAACACTCGCTCATAGACACAGCGGTGTACCCGTTGTTGATGTTGATCGTCACCAGCCTGGCAGAGTTAGCGACATCTGTTCCGTTTTTGCGGAACCACAGCCAAACCGTCTTGGCGCTGCTGCTGCTGCTGCTGATCTGAACGGTGGCGTCAAACTGGTACAGGCCCGATTGCACCACCACAATGCGCGACGCCGGCGATCCGATGCTGATGCCTTCGGCGATTTCGGTGTTGTCGAACGTCAGCGCGTAAGCCGTGTTGATGACTGCGGGCGATTGGTCGCTGGTCTTGGTGAACTCGCCGTAATACTTCTGCTGCTCAATGGTGGGCCGCACGAAGATGTCGCCCGCCGTTGCGCTATCTACCAGCACCGCAGCGATGGGAATCACGTTGTCCGGCGCGGTGGGCTTGACGTTGGTGAACCCGCCGGCTACCGTCGGGCTGGCGTACAGCACGTCGCCCACGCTGAACGCGCTGGTGTTGATGCCGCTGACGTTGCCCCACACGCAGCACAGGCCCGTGGCGCCACTGTCGGGAAGTTCTTCGGCCATCACGCCCAAGATGTACAGCGACGGCGACGAGCCGTCAGCCAAGTACGGAGCAACGGACAGCACGTTGTTAGCGCCCACGCCAACGAAACCGACCACGGAGCCCTTGGGAATCGTTGAGCCCGTCGTGTTTTCGACGACGGTGTACTGCGTCAGCGCGGCGTTCTCCGTCGCGTTCTGCAGCAGTTGGAAGAACCGAAACCACGCGCGAGTGGTCAGCGCCCCCTGATCCACCAGCGGGTCGCGCTGTGACGGTACGCGCGGTGCAAGCTCCACGTTAAGCGCTCGTTGGGGTGACGGAAAGCTCCGCACCCATGATGGCGATCTTCACCGGATCGGTGCCGCTGACTTCGTACACCCGATCCCGCAACTTGGTAGTCATGCCCAGCCGGCGCCAAATGGCTCGTCGGCCGTATTCACCAATTTTTCCGGTGTTTACCCAATGCTCGTTGCTCCAGGTGTGACCGCCGTCGTCAGACCAGCGCAGCATCACCGATGCATCGTAGGATGCCTGCGTCAGATACTGTGAGTAAAACTGGAAGTTTGCCGTCATGTAATACAACATGACGTTCTCTATGTACGCGACGTAATTCTGCCACACCGGCTCAGGGTAACTTGGAGGGATGGGATTTGGTGGTGCGTTGAACTCATACTCAAGAGCTATGGCGTAATCTTTTGAATCAACTACACCGTCATTGTTAATATCGCCAAGTTTCCTGCCGTTGTAAACAATATTAAACAACGACTCTTCCGGTTCAACATTATTTTTGGCAAGCCGTATTCCTTCAGATAAAACGCTTCTTTTAATTACATAAATATTTTGTTTGTTAATATTTCCCGTCTCGCAGTCAAGTTGCAGGGCATGATGGGCCGTGCGCTTCAGATTGTTCTGCCCAGTGGGAAGTGCCCGCCACGATCTAAGCCAACGCTGTTCAAACGTAAAGTCTTTGTAGGACTCTAGGTCAAACACAAAAAGGTAGTTGCCTTCGTTGTCGCCAAGAACGATCTGATTGGCGAAATTTGCCTGGCAACCAGCCCTGTGTTTAACAAACCGACCGTTCTCCCAAAACGCTCGCTCATGCCATGCGCCAGTAGCAACATCAAACACCCATGTGGCGTTTGCGGCAGGGAACGTGAGAACGTAGAACGAGTGGCCGTCCTGCTGGTACGTGAAAGCTATAGCGTCATCAATCAGTGCATACTGCTGAATCTGCCACTCAATGGCGTGCGTGCTGACGCGCTGAGCGTTGTAGCCTTGGTTGCGGTACACGATGCCGTTGCCGCGGGCGTCGGAGCCCAGCCAAAACACGCTGTTGTCCAGCTTGGCCACGCTGTACGGCGCAAGGCAGCCGGTTTCCATGAACGCGCCTTCAATGCGCGCCAACGGGAAGTCGGCTAGGCCGGCGTTGTACCAAACCTCGACAGTGTTGTTTCCAAACAGCCACACCTCGCGGTGGTCAACCATCAGCGACACGATGTTGTCGGGGTTGCCCTCGGCGCTGGCAAAGTCCAGCGGGTCAATGGCAGTGCCGTCAAGCAGCGAGGTCACCCACACGCGCTGGCTGTTGGGCTCGTTGAAGACGAAGTAGCTGTCCAGATAGCCGACAGTGACGGCACCCGGAAAGTCAGGGTCAGTGACCTGAGCGAACACGCCAGTGCTGGCGTTGTAAATAAAGGCGTCCGGGTTGCACGCTACGAACAGTTGCACGCCGTTGTCGGCCATGCTCACAGATCCGCTGCCGGTAATCGCGCCGATGTACGTTACGTTGAACGAGGAATCGGACTTGTACAAGCCGCCGCCAGAAGCGATGTACAAATTGTCCTTGAACTTCCACAGTCCTCGGATAGGACCGCTGCCTACAGTGCATAGAAGCCGCGAGCCCGGGCACCGCTGCAAAAACGCCGGTTCCTTGCCCCCTTCCGGCACAACCTCTGGATACAGGTTGACCATGCGGTTTGCCGCAGCGTTGAGGCTGCGGGCGACGTAGGCCCCACCGAGGATAGGCGTCTTCACGGCGTGCCGGCGTAGATGTTGAACCGCTGCTGACGGCGGTTGATCAGGTTGTACGGCAGGCTCATGATGTCGTCAGCGAAGTTGATCCGCTTCAGATTGCGCTTGGACGCCATCGCAATGCGCTGCACCGTAAGCGGAGCCTCAACGCCGAATTCGGCTGCAATCTCGCAGGCCAAGTTGTACTTGAAGCACCTCAGGTAGCCAGGCGGGAACACCAGCACCGTGTTCAGCGTGGCGGGCTGCGACAGTTCCTGCACCGAAACGAGGTGGAACTCCAGTTCTTGCGTGGGCACCGGATACACCGTCATGGTGATATCCGGCATCGTCATGTTCACCCACATGCTCTGCGGGTAGGTAGACGTCACCGTCTTCAGCGCAATGCCGTTGTACTGCTGCTGGTTGATGAACATCAGGCCGTAGCTGATGCCCGTCGTTGGATCGCGGAAATAGCAGGAGTCGTCCAGCAACACCGGGCGGTTGCCAACGAAGTCCCCGCTGGGGCCGAGCGTGCGTTCGTAGACGTTTGCCGGCCAGTTGAACACCTGGTCTTGCGTGGAGAACACCGACAGGCGTTCGATGCTCCACGAGTCCAGCATCTGGTTC